TGCGTCTAAATACGCCTGCAAAGCCTGCGCGGCGCGGCGGCGCTTCCAAGGGGAAGAAGAAGCCGAAGAAAGGCGATTGATGGGCATGGGTTTCATGCGGCCATGGTGGCGTTTGGCTGCGCCCTTCAATAACTAAAACGCTTTACTCACGCCATCTTGCACCTGCGCGGCATCCTGCCGTGCATGCAGATCAGACCTCACATCCCCCTGTGGCTGCGCGCCCCGCGCAACAGCCTGTTCCTCATCCTCGCGGTGGTGCTGCTGGCATGCATCGCCGTGGTGTCTCCGGTGCAGTTGCCGGTGGCACTGTACAAGCTGACGCTGATTGCGCTGGCGGCTGTGATCGGCTACTGGCTCGACCGCGCGCTTTTCCCCTACGCCCGCCCCGACAGCTACCTTGAGCGCGACTGGCGGCGCGGCACGACCGAGCCCGAGGGGGACGCCGACTACCGCGTTGTCAGCGGCTACGAGCCGGTGTTCACGGCGGCCATGCTGCGCCGTGCTGTCGTTGTCGGTTGCGTCGTCATCGGCGTGGCCATGGGGCTGTGATGCGGCAGGTGCTCAAGGATTTGGCCGCCGCCGTGGGCCTGGTGCTGGCGTGCGCGCTGCTGTCTTTCGTGCTGCCTGCGCGTGCCCAGGTGCCGCAGGCAGCGCAGCAGCACCGCGCGCTGCTGGTGCGCACGGCGCATGCCGCCTGGGGGCTTGATGCGCCCGTGGCCGTGTTTGCGGCCCAGGTGCACCAAGAGAGCGCCTGGCGCCCTGATGCTGTCTCGCGCGTGGGCGCCCAGGGCCTGGCGCAGTTCATGCCCGCCACCTCGCGCTGGATCGCGGGCATTGATCCGGCACTGGCCGCGCAGCAGCCCTTTAGCCCGGCCTGGGCGCTGCGCGCACTGGTCATCTACGACCGCTGGCTCTACGACCGCACGCCCGCGCACTACACGCCGCGCGAGCGCATGCACGTTGCCCTGCGGGCATACAACGGCGGGCTGGGCCACTGGCAGGCGGAGGCGGCGGCTACCGGGGCGGTGCGGCCGACGCTGGCTCAGGTGGATGCGGCATGCGGCAAGGCCCGGCGCGCTGCCGTGCACTGCGCCGAGAACCTGGGCTACCCCCACCGCATCCTCGTTTTGATCCAGCCGCGCTATGCGGCCTGGGGGCCGGGGCTATGAACGGCCGCGCCCTTGTCATCGCGGCCGCCATTCTCGGCGCCATCGCGGGCGTGAAGCTGTGGGAATCGCACCTCATCGCCAAGGGCGATGCCCAGGGCGCAGCGCGTGTGCAAGCCGCCTGGGATGCGCAAGAGGACGCCCGCAGCCAGGCCACCGCCCGCGACAACGCCACCAGGTTTCGTAACCTTGAGAGGACCGCCCATGAAGACGCCAAGCGCGAGGCTGCGCGGGCTGCTCGTGACGCTGCTGCTGCCGCTGCTGTGCGCGGCCTGCGCGCCGAGATTGCCCGCCTCAACGCCCGCCCCGATCCCTACCCGGCAGGAGATGCCGGACTTGCCGCCTGCGTTGGCGAAGCCGCCACCGCCCGAGAGCTACTCGGAGAGAGCAGCGGCGCATATCAAGAGCTTGCTGCAGAGGCTGACGGGCTCCGCGACCAGGTAATCGGCCTGCAGCAGTTCGCCCGCGACGTATGCCGTGCGGGCACAGGAGGCGCCATTGACCGATGACATCGACCGCGCTCAGGCGCGCGAAGCCGAGCTGCTTGCCGATGCCCTGCGCGACCACGCGCGCCGCGCTGGCCTGGTGGGCAAGACGGTGGCCGATTCGGCTGAGTTTTGCCAGGCCTGTGCAGAGGACATCCCCGATGCGCGGCGCCGTGCCGTGCCGGGCGTTCAGTTCTGTGTGGCGTGCCAGTCGCGCCGGGAGAGGAAGGGGAATCTGTGACGGTACAAGCTGATTTTTGGCAGTTGGTGGGGTTCGGCGCAGCGCTGCTCAGCGGCTTCGCCGCAATCATCTTCGGCGCGGGAAAGCTCATTGCGGGCCAGTTTGAGAAGCGCATTTCCGAGCGCTTCGAGGCCATGCGGGTTGAGCGGGCGGCCGAGGAAGCCCGCACCAACGAGCGCTTCGATGCCCTGCAGCGTGCCCGCGAGCTGGAGGCCCAGGGCATCACGAATCTGGAGCGTGAGTTCTTGAAGTTCCAGGCTGATCTGCCCCTGCACTACGTGCGCCGCGAGGACTACGTGCGCGGCCAATCCATCGTGGAGGCCAAGCTCGATGGCTTGGCAACCAAGATCGACAACGCGCAGTTGCGCGCATCCATGAAAGAACGAGGGAGCCTATGAGCACCGCTATCGACACCGCCCGTATCCGCCGCGAGAACCTGCGGTGGCTCATCATCCTGACCCTGAACAACGCCCGCCCGATTGGCGCGTATGAAGGCCCCATCCTGTCCGTGGCCCAGTCGGAATACCCGGACGCCACGCCGCTGGAACTGCGGCGCGAAATGGACTACCTGCACGACCGGCAACTGGTGCAGGTGGACAAGCAGCCCTCGGGCCGGTGGTTCGCCGAACTGACCCGCATCGGCGTTGATCTGGCCGAGTACACCATCCCCTGCGAGCCTGGCATTGCCCGGCCCGAGAAGTACTGGTGAGCCATGGGCCGCAAGAGCAGCATTGACCGGCTCGACCCGGAGATCAAGGCGTACATCCAGGCCATGCTGGCTTCGGGCAGCATGACGCTGGATGAGCTGATCGCCGACCTGCAGGGGCGCTTTCCCGCTGCCGCGACGGCGGGCGACTTGCCCAGCCGCTCGGCGGTAGGCCGCTATGGGCAGAAGCTGGAGCGGCGCCTGTCGGCCATCCGCGCCAGCACCGAGGCGGCGAAGCTGATCCAGGCTCACGCGGGCGACGACAAGGACGCGCGCAGCGAGGCCCTGACGGCGATGGTGCAGACGGAGCTTTTCGAGGCCATCCTGATGCTGCAGGAGGCCGATGAGCAGGGGGAGGATAGCGAGAAGATCGACCACGAAAAGCGCGTGGAGGTTCTGAGCAAGGCCGCCAAGAACATCGCCACGCTCACGCGCAGCAGCATCAATCTCAAAGAGTTCCAGGCGAAGGTGGAGGAAGCCGCGCGCCGCAAGCTGCTGGAAGAGCAGCAGGCCAACCTGCAGAAGATCGCCAAGAGCCAGGGCATGAGCCAGGAGCAGCTCGACTTCTGGATCAAGGACTTCCTCGGGGTGCGTTGATGAACGCCGCAGTCAAGCCGCTCGCCAGCACGCTGCGCGTCGTCGAATGGGACGAGCTGCCGCCGCGCGCCCGCGCCATCCCGGCCAACTTCAATCCGGTGGCCGAGGGCGTGCTGATGCTGCATCAGCGCGAAGTCGTCAAGCTGCACCACTCCATCGTGGCCGTGCCCAAGGGGCGCCGCACCGGCATCACTTTCGCGGTGATGCTGCGCAAGACACTGGTCGCAGCGGCCAGCGCCGCAGCGGGCGGGCGCAACGTCTACTACATCGGCGACACGAAGGAAAAGGGCCTGGAGGCCATCGGGTACTGCGCCAAGTTCGCCCGCGTGATCGCCCGCGCGCAGGGCGAGGTGTCGGGCATCGAAGAATTCCTCTTCGAGGACCAGGACCCGAAGACCGGCGAGACCCGGCAAATCCTGGCGTACCGCATCCGTTTCGCCAGCGGGTTCCAAATCTGCGCGCTGTCCAGCCGTCCTGCGAACATTCGCGGCCTGCAGGGCGACGTGGTGATCGACGAGGCCGCGTTCCACCCGGACGTTCAGGGCGTGATCGACGCCGCGACCGCTCTGCTTATCTGGGGCGGCAGCATCACGGTCATCAGCTCGCACAACAGCCGCAAGAACCCCTTTGCGCAGTTCTGCAGGGACATCGAGGCGGGCCTGTACGGCACGGATGCCACTGTGTACACCGTCACGTTCGATGACGCGGTGGCGAACGGGCTCTACGAGCGCGTGTGCTGGATGAAGGGCGAGACGCCAACGGCCGAAGGCAAGCAAGCCTGGTACACCCGCATCCGCAGCGGCTATGGCCCCCGCAAGGCGGCAATGCGGGAAGAGCTGGACGCCATCCCGCGCGACGGCAACGGTATATGCCTGCCCGGTGTGTGGATCGAACAGGCCATGGTGCTGCCTGACTCCAGCGTGCTTCGCCTCACGTTGGATGACGACTTTGTGCTCAAGAGCCCGGGCGAGCGCGCGGCGTGGGTGGCTGACTGGATTGAGCGCTACCTCGCCCCGGCCCTGGACCGGCTGGACAAGGACGTGCGCCACGTCTTTTCGCACGACTACGCGCGGCATCGTGACTTTTCGATCTGGGGCGCGACGGCGCTCACTACAGGCATGCGCCGCCAAGTACCGCTGGTCATCGAAATGCACAAGGTGCCCTATGCCCAGCAAAAGCAGATCACGTGGTATGCCATCGAACGCCTGCCACGCCGCTGTGGAGGTGCCATGGACGCGGGCGGCAACGGTGAAACCCTGGCCGAAGAGACTGCCGACAAGTTCGGCCACACGCACGTGCACCAGGTCAAGTTCAACCGTGGCTGGTATGGCACCTGGATGCCCAAGCTGGTGCAGGGCTTCGAGGACGGGATGATCG